GTGCATGACGAGTCTGCTTACATGGCCAAGGAGCTTGCTGCAATCGCGTCTGGCCGTGGCTACAACACAATGCTGGACGGAACTGGCAACGGATCCGAAGGTGGCTTGGCTGGCAAAGTTGGGATCGCTAGGGATCGCGGGATGAAGGTGGTCGCAGTCTATGCAACGACCGACCTGGACACCGCATTGAAACGAAACGCTGAACGTGCAAAAACCGACGGTCGGATGGTCCCCAATTCGTTCCTGCGATACTCTCATTCGCAGGTCAGCGCGTTGTTCCCTCGGTTCGTTGCAAACGGGAGCTTCGATGAGGCTCACCTGTACGACACGACCGGGGATGCCAAGAAGATTGCAACGTATCAAAACGGATCGCTCGAGGTTCACGATCCAAAGGCGTACCGGAAGTTTTTAGATAAGGCAGGTCGCTAATGCTTACCGTCGAAAATGCAGCGTCGATCATGGCTGCTGTCCAACTTGGTCAACAGTTGCCAATCAACACGCCAGAAGCGCTTGCGATGGCTGAACAACTCCGAGAAGAAATCGCGGCGTTTCCTCCCGGCGTGGAAGTCGAAATACCGGGCGAGTGGAGCATCGAGGAAAAGCCTGAACTGATGCAGGAAATGCGTTCTGCAAAAAGGCAACGTCTGCGCGAAGCATTGATCGCTTCGAGCGGGTATCGACTGATCGAGTCGGTTATGGACTCAATCATGCCGGGTGGCGCTGACCACTGGAAAGGACAGCCAAGAGCAAAGGACGGAAAGTGGATCGACAGCGGTGTGAATTACAGCAAATGGCCATCACAAAACAGTGCTGCCAACTCGCACAAAAAGAAAATCAAGCTGCTGGAAAAGCTGGTTGCAAATGGCGAGTACGAAGAGTTCTTGAAGTTGCAGCCTATTATCAAGTCCAAGTCCCCAAACAGCTATCAGAAAGGACTAGCGAAAGCGTGGGAGAACCTGCATGAAATCGTTAAGCAATCGATGCAAGCCCCACCAAAAGGTGCGGTCAAAGTCCCTGGTACAATCGCTCTGGCTGGCTGGTCTAAGATTGGAGGATCGCTCGGGACCGAGAAGGGTGGGACGTACATCGGTCCAGACGGTGCGAAATACTACGTCAAGACACCAGACAATCCGGCTCGCGCGCACAATGAAGTCCTGGCATTTAAGCTCTATGAATTGGCCGGTGGGAGCGTTGTTGAGGCTCACTTAGTTCAAGTCGAGGGAAAGACTGGCATCGCGACAAAGTGGATGAACGATGCCGAATCTCTTAAGTGGACGGCTGGGGATAAAGTCGCGGCATCCTCGGACTTTGCGTTGCACGCGTGGCTGAACAATTGGGACGCAATCGGGGCTGGCTCAGAAAATCCAATGGACAACATTAAGCTGTCCGAGGGAAATCTCAAGCTGGTCGATGCTGGTGGATCGCTGGACTATTCCGGCATGGGCGGATCCGGCAAGAAAATGTTCACAAACGAAGCAAACGAGTGGGACACGCTGCGCGACCCAAAAGTTAACAAAACAATGGCTCAAGTTTTCGGAGGAATGACCGACAAGCAGCTAGTTGATTCCGTTTCAAAACTTCACAACGTTGGCTACAACGACATTCACGAAATGGTCTGGGAGTATCACCCAGGAACCGGCGATGAAAAAAACAAAATGGTTGACACCCTGGTCGACAGGAGAAACTCAATCATTGCTAAAGGCTTGGCCATCCAATCAAAACTCGACAAGGCTGCAAAAGCTGCAGGGGAGTCCTGGGTCGATTCAATGATTTCGCAAGCGGTCGGATCAAAGGCTGACGAGGCACCTGTAATAATTTCAAGTGTTGCTTCCAAGGGCGAACCAATACCACCACCGCCAGCGTCGTTTGTCGCGTCAACCAAAACCAAAACGCTGCCACCGCCACCAATCATAACCAGTGCAACAAATCAGTCTGTCCAAGCAAAAATCAACGCTCTGTACAACGCTGCAAAGTCTGGAAACATTGCAAGCCTGAACGCGATTTCTACCAACCCGGCTGCAATTCAAACCTACTCGAAAAAAGCTCACGCCTACAAACAGCAACTCTTAGCAGCAATGCAAGATGGTGCAACCGCGAACCCTGAGCACGTTGTTCCAGTGTCGCAACCTACGGCCGATTTTGGGGCAGCTAAGGCATCGGAGAAGGCTGCTGCTGCTTCGGTCGCTCAAGCCGATGAAATGCTCAAGTCCGACGGCAAGAAGGTTCCAAAGGGTCTGTTCTCGCAGCCTCCGACGTTCCAAGGCTCAAAGACCGAAGTGAACAATGCTTCGGCAGAGAAGATTTTGCAGTTGGCTCGGTCCAGCGACAAGGAAGGTATCCAAGCGGTCGACGTTCCAGACGGGACAAAAATCGGGGAGTTCAAAAAGAAAATCCTCTCCGAAATTGACCAGATACCTGAGAAAAAAGCAGCGTACCAAAAACAAAAAGCTGAGGCGCAAGCGGCTCAGGCAAAAGCAAAAGCCGAGCAAGAAAAGGCGGCTGCTGAGTTTAAGCAGAAGTACGGCGATGATTTCTTTTCAGCAGCAAAGGCGCTGACCAAATCCAACACGGTTACCAAGTCGGTCGGTTGGTGGAACATCACACACGAAAACATTCCTGTCCCTCATGTGCCTGCAAATGTGCAAGCAGGACCAGAGCGACACGTACTGATGGCTAAAGGTTACGAGGCTTACGAAAAAGCACCCACGGCTGTGCAAAATGCAATCAAAAAATTTACTGGTTCGTATTCTGGAACCATCAATAACGATATGGTTTCCACAAAAGGTGATCCTAAATCGGCCCTTGCAAAAAACGCAGCTAAAGCGTTGGAAAAATACAGCGTCGATTTGCCGGAAGGAATGTTCCTGTCCAGGAAGTATTCCTATAGCACTGGTCCTGGGAAGCACTTAGTCCCTGGTCAAGTGATTTTTTCCGATACCATTCACTCGACTTCGGTTGACCCTGATGTTTGGTCTGGAAGCACACACATGCACATCACCATCGGAAAAGGAGTTAAAGGACTTCCGGCTGAGCACTTTTCTAGCCACAAGTCCGAAAAAGAGGTTGTGATGGGTGCAGGCCAAAGGTACGTCGTGACCAAATACGAACCGCCAGATTCGAGCGGAATCGATCGGATTTACGTTTTGGCGCTGCCCACTGGCGGCGTTGACTAGGTAGGATGATTCGATCGGAGGAACTGGAGAAATGGCAAAAGAAATCAAAGAAAACCTTGGGAACTACGATACTGTGGTCCAAATCCTGCGGACGGCAGTTGATGAGTTTTTCACCTACCTTGGGACCACAAAGGACGATCCAGAGGCTCGGGCTGCGTGGATGACCAAGATGTGCTCGACCCTCGGGGACCTGTTCCTCGACGGGTCAAAGCAGTACGAGGCGGTCGAGGTCTGGAACGCTCCGGGCAAGATCGACGCTTACCTAGCCGATCTGTATCCGTTTCCAACCACGGATCCCAAAGAACGGATGCGTTGGTTTTTCGTTGTGTTCTTCAACGAAATAAACGAGCTTCATGCGTTCGCGTCAACTCCTGGCGTGTTGGATGAACAATGGAAGCCAAGCGGGGCAAGGCTGTTCCAAAGGTTCGCCATGATGCTGCTGGGTATCCCATTGGACGAATTTGCAGATGCAACCGAGGAATCCTCTACGGTCGAAGTGCAGGAAAGCGTCAACCTCTCCGGCCGTCAAAGAGCAATGCTCGAGAACTGGAAAGACTACCCCTGATGCCTGAGCTGAAAGATCGCGCAAGCTACGAAGAACGAATGTCCGAGGCGATGGAAGAAGTCTTTGCGGCTGCGCTGGCCGTGGCTGCTGACGGCCTGATGGCGGTGAACGCTGCAATAAAAACAGCGTTGAAAAAATACGTCGGGCCGATCCTGGAAGAAATCCAGCGGCGGGTGATTATCATCATGCTGATTCTGTTCGGGGATGACGATGCGGGTTCGGTCCTCGGTGACGCACCGCAGTCCCAGGGGCCGATCTACGACGATCTGAACAGGCGTGCATCCAAGGGGGCAGAGAAGCAGGTCGACGAGCTAGGCGACCAAATGGCCGACACAAATCGCACCTGGGCGAACGAGTGGGACAGCGAGCAACCGTTCGACGAGTGGGCCAAGGATAGGCTGTTTCCGGGATCGCGTGCCGAGACGGTAGCCGTGACCGAAACGACCTCGGCTGTGTCCCTGGGTGAACGTCTGGTGGTCGATCGGATGCGAGAGCTAGGCGTGGAGGTCGATGCGGTATGGATCACGAAGCGGGACGAGCGAGTGTGCCGTGTCTGTGGTCCGTTGCACTTCCGACCGACGAGCCAATGGATCGACGACCATCCGTTCGGGCCTCCGGCGCATCCGAACTGCCGGTGCTATTTGACCTACTATACGAGGTGAGCAGGAGAAGGATAGAATTTCTAATATGAGCAAATTCTTACGCGAATCACAAAACGGGTTTGATCGAATCGACACGAAGGCCGGGATCATCTACGGCGTGAAGGTGCTCGGTGCAAAAAGCAAGAACGGCCGCATTTACGAGGACGCTGCAATGCGTCGGGCGGTCCCGATGTACGAGGGTGTATCGGTCAACCTGAACCATATTCGCAACGACCCGAACACGAAGTCCTACACCGAACGTCCGATCCAGGATCGTTGGGGCGTGCTGAAAAATGCCCGGTTCGAGGGCGGCAGTATCTACGCCGACTTGCACTATCTCAAGAGCCACCCTGCAACACCGCAACTGGTCGAGGCCGCTGCTCGATTCCCAGAAACGTTCGGGCTGTCCCATGATGCCGGTGGCGATGAACAGGTGATCGACGGCGAGCGTCGCGTGGTTGAACTGTACGAGGTTCGCTCTGTCGACGTTGTGGCTGACCCGGCAACGAACGCTGGTCTATTCGAATCCTACTTGCCAAGCGAAAGGCAGCAAATGATGGAATCCAGGCTCAAGAGGCGTTTGGTACGGCTTGCAAGGATGAACCTTCTGGAAGTGCGCGACGGGGACGGTGACGGCAAAATCAACGACGGCAAATCCAGCGAAGGTCCAGCACCGCCGAAGCAAGCAAAAAAAAGAGTATCGCAGTCAAGGGCATCTAAAAAAGTAAGCCAGACTGCTCCTGCACAGCAAAGCCAGTCCGACCAAAACAAGCAATCCGAAGAGCATTTTTATAAAAACAAACAAGTTCTTGGAGCTATTGCAGAAAAAACACTAGGGCTCGAAACAACTGAAACAAGGAACAGTGATCGGCTTGATTTTGCAGAAACAAGCGTATGGTCAATGCGTAAAGCTGGGAAGGAAGCATTTGTGGCTGGCGCAGGAAGACCACCAAATACCAAAGAGCAACTTGCAATCGATGCGGTATTGAAAAAAGAATTTGATCGAGATTCATTAGACACAAAAAACAACAGTAGCGACTTTTCGGAAATTCACGTGAAATCTGCAAGAATAGCACTTGGTGCTATTCATAAGCAAGGAGCTTCGTCTGGCTCAAGTTCCGGTGCAAAAAAACCAAAGGATGCTCAAACCAAACTGTCGCAAGCGGACAGAATCGCTCGCGCAGAGCGACGGTCAACGCGATACGCAAGAATGGCAAATAAGGCATACAGTCGCGGCCAAGGGTACGTCGACGCAAGCAAGCAAGTTGGTGGTCCAATGTCTGACAGGCTTCGAGCACGCGGGGACGAGTTGGTGCAATCGTCGAGACGCTTGATGGGAAAGTCAAACACAGTGAAAAAAGCAATCGCGAAGGTGAGCGATCCAAGCCAAAGTCCATCGTCATCTAAAAAGATTCCTTCCAGCCTAACGCAAGCCGACAAGATTACTCGCGCTCAACGAAGGGCCGATAGGTACCAGAAGAAGGGCATGAGGATGGAGGACAAGGGCAACACCATGGTTCAGAGCGCTGGCAGCAACGACAAGCAGGCAAGCAAAGGCTATGAGCTTATTCGTGCTGGAAACCGTTTAACTGGCAAGTCGCAAACGGTGCGAAAAGCAATCGACAAGGTAAAATCCAACGCACAAAAATAGTCGCGTTACATTTTCTGGTGAGCAACCTATCGTTACGGTATAGCATCGGAAACGTCGAAACCAAATCACTTCGGAGCAGAGCAAATGAAAAAAACCATCCGTCAATTACTCGAAGGAAACATGCCGAAAACCGACGACGATATGGAAGTCCAGGAGTGCATGGAAGAAGCCATGGGCCAGTATCCAGACCTCGGTGATATGGAAGTCCCGATGAAGGACAAGTCCGACGACGAGATGGACGAGGGCTATAACAAGATGCCCGAAGGCTATGGCGATGACGATATGGATCCTTCGACCGGAATCAAGCACGCGTTCAAGGCTGCGATGATGAAGGTACTCGACGACGATTCGCTCGATACGGCCGGGAAGCTCGCGAAGCTGAAAATGATCCTTGCTGTGTCCGACAAGGCAATGGAGGCGATGGGCGGCGGCGCGTCTGCTGCGATGGATGCGGCTGCGATGCCAGCAATGGAAGAATCCTACAAAAAGCAGATTGCAGGACTCCAAACTGAACTGGATCGATCGCGGTGCCAAACGCTTCTGGTCGAGTCCGGTATCGAGGTTTCCGACGTTCGAATCAAGGCTCTGATGGCCCTGAAAGAATCCGAGCGTTCGGACCTGACGAAGACCTGGAAGTCTGGAAACGTTTCCAACGGGAAGCGTCCAGTTCGGACCGGATCGGTCATGCAAGAATCGGCTGCGGTATCGTATCCGCAGTCGACCGATGATTTCAAAAGGCTGTTGAGCTAGTCGCTCGGCTGCGTGTTTTTTGGTTACTCAACCTAATAAGAGGATGCAATTATGAAGGGTCTACTACTACCCGACGCGGCTGGAAAGTTCCCAAGGACTTCTGGATTCGTCGATCACTTCGACGGGCTCAACACGGCTCGATGGACTTCTGTTCTGACCGACTCGGGAACGGCTGCGGTCGGTGATGAAGTCGGCGGCGTGGTCACTCTGTCCCCCTCGGACGGAACCGTGGCCGACAACGACGAAGCGTACATCCACACCAAAGAAATCTTCAAGATCGCTGCCGGTAAGCCGATCGAGCTTGCTGCCCTGGTGCAGTTCACCCAGGCCGCAACGAACGCTGCAAACGTGTACGTCGGACTAATGGATGCGGTCAGTGCAAACGCGCTGGTCGACGGCGGCGGTGGTCCGAAAACGAGTTTCAGCGGCGCGGGTTTCTTCTGCAAGGACGGAAGCCTGAACTGGCATGTGATCTACTCGGACGGCTCGACGCAAACGATCGCTGAACTGACGGCAACGAACAGCCTGAATAAGCTGGCGAACGTCGGCGGCGGTGCTGCGGCTCAACTGCTCGAAATCAGCATCATTCCGAAAACTTCGGCACTGGTCGATGTTGCGTTCAAGATCAACGGTTCGACCGTCTTTAAGATGCTCGATCGGACTTATGCGAACGCGACTGAAACCTCGGGCGCGCTCGGCGTGAAGAACGGAACGGCAGCACAGCAAGCTCTCAAGAGCGATGCGTTCGTGTGCCACCAAACGGTTTAGTTTTTTGCTGTCCTCACAGTGAGGGCGACGGTAAGTTTTCTCAGTTTGAATAGGGAACAAAGCGATGGTATTAGACGCGAAAACCCGTCGTCACCAGGAATTGCGACGGTTGTACGAGGCTGCTGTCCGGGATCAAAACCCTGGACGGTTCATGAGCGACTTCCAAGAGTCGTTGCGTGGTGACGCTGCGGACTTGGCAACTCGATGGTCGCTGCGGCAGTTGTTCGAGCAGTTCGTCCCAGACGGGCGTGAGGCTGCAAACATGCTGCGTCCGTCCTCGGGCGGCGGTTACCAAATCCAGGAATCTGCGGAGCTGGTCGATACAAGCCAGTTCGCAAACATCATCGGCCAGATCATGTACACCGCGACGCTCCAAGGCTTCAACCAGCCTGGATTGATCGGTGACCAACTGGTCGAGGTGATCCAGACCCAATTCTCCGGCGAACGCATCCCCGGCGTTGGTCGCCTTGGCGACGATCTCGATATCGTCAACGAGGGCGGCGAATACCCGAATGCTGTACTGGGTGAAGAATACGTCGATACGCCTGAGACGATCAAGCGTGGTCTGATCCTTAACGTTACCCGCGAGGCAATCTACTTCGACCGAACCGGCGTTCTGATGAGCGAGTGCGGTCGAGTCGGAGAGCGCGTCGGGGTGAACCGCGAGAAGCGAATCATCGACGTTGTGACTGGAATTTCGACCGTGTACCGTCGAAACGGGGCTGCTGCTGTCGCAACGTATGCTGCCGATAACACGGTTACGAACACGCTGGCCGACTGGACTTCGATCGATACGGTCGCCCAGAAGTTCAACGCGTTGACGGATCCTGTTACCGGCGAACCAATCTCGATCGACATTAAGACGATCGTCGTTCCGAAGGCCCTGGAAATGCTTGCGAACCGAATCATGACGGCAACCATGACCCGGCAAGCGACGAACACTGGCAACAACCAGACGTACGTCAACGGCAACAGCGTAATGGGATCGCCTTCGGTATTGACCGGTCAGTACGTCAAGCAACGAACCGCATCGGACAGCACTTGGTTCGCTGGCGATCCGAAGGCTGCTTTCGTGTACATGCAGAACTGGCCTTTGACGGTTACCCAATCGGATGAGAACTCCGAGGTCGGTTTCACTCGGGACATTGTTGCCCGGTTCAAGGCCTCCGAGCGTGGCGCGGCTGGCGTGCGTGAACGGCTCAAGATGGCCAAATGCACCTAACGATCCACTCGTAGTGGTTGGAGAGGACGGGAAAGACCGCCTGGGGCAACTCGGGCGGTTTTTTTGCGCCTGTAGCGTGGCAAGGTTTCGGCGTGTAGAATCCGACGAGTACGTTTTTTCCAATCCCCTAAAGGAGTAACCCATGGCCG